CTTCACCTTTCAACACGACGCTTTCCGGCGCTGGATGAATGGGTACGTGACAACATGTCTTCAAGTGGTGAGTACTCGCGTCGCCTCAGGGGGTCCCCCCCCAGGGGGCCCCACCCCCCCCTTCGGCTCGAGCGAGACGGGTTTTGGAATGTCACTATCTTTTGTACAACGGACATGGCCAGGGGGGCCAAACACCCCCTCCCCTCGTACCTCGGGGGGGTCCCCCCCCCCCTGGTGAACGAATGCTAATCATTTGCAGGAGGACGTCCTCGAAGCCTGATTTTATGGGGCGAGACTAGACTCGGCAAGACGGTGTGGGCCCGATCGCTAGGGCCCCACATATACTGTTGCCTGCAGTGGAACGTCGACGACTTGAAGGCAGGGTTGGAAGACGCCAAGTATGCAGTCCTTGACGATATCCAGGGAAATTTCCAATTCTTTCCCTCATACAAGGGGTGGCTGGGTGCGCAGGCCACTTTCACAGTCACGGACAAGTACAGGGGGAAAACTACGGTGGATTGGGGGAGGCCCACCATTTGGCTCATGAATGATGATCCAGAGGAGGTGGGGCACGTGGATCTCAATTGGTTGCGGGGAAACTGTGACATCATCCACTTGACGGAGTCTCTCATTGTCTAGCTAGCGCTCGTGCCAATAATAAGTCCCCTCAGGGTTGAAAGTTAACTGCTGGTTCCCCGCTGCTGCCGGTACCACATTGTAGACAATGTCGTACACATACAGATCCCCCATCCCCGGCTTACCGGAAACACTGACCGGAGAACCGCCATCGGTAGGCTCGGCGTCGTCCTCGTCATCGTCGTAGACCAAATTCTTGCGAGTTGGGTGCCAAAAGCGGAAAGTGCGGGACATTCCGCTCTCGTTGCCGGGGTTAAATGAAATCGTGCGGTCATACCTCGGCGTAATACGCGAGGTGTCAAGCTTGGCGGTGTACTCGGAGCCCCAATCACCACCCTCGAACCCATCGTAAATGACATTGCGGAGTGCTGCTGCCTGCGGCAAGGTAGGCTGTGCAATTGCACGGACCATGTCAACGGCCTCAGAGTTGGTGGCCTTGTTGAAGTAAGGCACAATCCAACTGGGGTCCTCACCATACAGGGCACGACCCTTGTAGGTGAAAACAATGCGGCGCCATTTCCACACTCCACCCCCCACAATATCCACTTGCGTCTTTTCTTTGTATCCAACCGAAAAAGTGGATTGCCGCTGTCGAGTGGACTCGCCCTCCGAGGAAAGGCCGAGACGGCGAGCCGAAGGCATGTACAATGACGTAAAGCCCGTCGTAGTCGTCAGGGGGTTGAGATTGAACGTCCCCGCGGGGTCAATCACACCAGGCATCATGTTATCATGCTTCTTGACAGAAGTGATATTCAAGATACGTCGGCGGGAAGTTCGAGATGCAGCAAAGCGGCGAGTTCTTCGAGCTCGAGGCGCAATTGCCTTCCGAAAAGTAGAGCGGCGCCGAGGCGCACGCGGGCGGCGACGACGTCTGGAGTAGCGGCGCGGCATGAGGGGCAGTGCTCTTGGGTTGTCGTGGAGGAACACGATTGGTTGTCCCACGAATTGGATGGGGCTGTGTAAAATGACTCGCTCGGTGTGACGTGGCGTGGCATGTTCAGTTGCGTTACCGGTCAAAATTAAATCGCGCAAAGTGGGGAGGGGGCCGGCTATTTATACCCGACCGCCCTGGCTCATGGCTCATTGAGAAGAGCAGACAAAGTTATCTCTGCTCTTCTGAGTCAATGGCTGAGTCATCCTTCCGCGTCCAAAGCCGCTATGTCCTCCTCACATACTCCCAATGCGGAGACCTGGACCCATTCCTTGTTCACGACACTATTGCTTCATACCCAGCTGAGTGTCTCGTGGGTCGAGAGAACCACGCTGATGGCGGCATTCATCTCCACGCTTTCGTGGATTTCGGCAGACGCATCAATCTCAGGGACCCGCGACGCTTTGATGTTGGCGGCCACCACCCGAATGTTCAACCATGTGGCCGAACACCACAGAAAATGCTCGACTACGCGATTAAGGACGGAGATGTTGTCGCGGGAGGGCTCGACCCCAATCTCGGAACTGAGGTATCGGGACCTGACAATATCTGGGCTCGAATCGCAGCTGCAGGGAGCGTGGAGGAGTTTTGGGGACTTGCTCGAGAGCTGGCTCCACGAGCGCTCGTGTGCAACCACCAGTCGCTCCGCGCCTACGCCGAGTGGCACTATCGACCCGCTAAGGTTGAATACGTTCACCCCGATGGACTTCACCTTTCAACACGACGCTTTCCGGCGCTGGATGAATGGGTACGTGACAACATGTCTTCAAGTGGTGAGTACTCGCGTCGCCTCAGGGGGTCCCCCCCCAGGGGGCCCCACCCCCCCC